GGACAAGCTCGTAGTCAGCCAGGTCGACAACATCGCCCTGAGCGAGAGCAAGATCATCACTCTGGACGAGCTAATCATCTCAAAGCAAGACAACATCGCAGTCTCAGACGACTCCCATGTCTCCGCAGGAACCAACCTAGAGATTCGAGTCGTAGACAAGATCGTTGTCAATGATGCTCAGATAGCCAGGCTCAATCCGCTGCTGGTCTCCAAGCAGGACAGCATCGTCATCTCTGAGTCATCTACGATCAGATTCGACAGACTGCTCATCAGACAGATCGACAGTATCGCTGTCACTACACCACAGCCAGCGGTCTATCTGACCATCGATCCAGCGATCATCCAGAAGATGGATTCCATCACGATCTCTGATGTCGATGATGTAGTGATACAGGAACGTGAGCTCGTCGGTTACTATAATGGTGTGTTCGTGACAGCCATCATGTATGGCAGCACCTTAGTCCGAGGCTGGAGACTGGTAGAGTGATGAACTACACAGAGATCGGCAAGCTGATAGTCGATATCGGCATCTTGCCTGGCATGATTGCAGCATTGCTGTACTTCATCTACAAGTTGATCAACGAGAACAACAAGTCGATGATCGACCTGACCTGCGCTTTGTCAGATAATACGAACGCCCTGAACATGCTCACTGAATTCGTGAAGGGACGACAGCCATGAGCCCTACGATACTGATCGTATTGGTGGCAGGGGCCACAGCGATGGGGCTCCTGGTCGGGCAGTTGATGTGGAAGTTCTACATCGCCTTCTCAATGCACAACCCTGATTGCCCGTACAAGGATCAGGTCATCGAGGAATCAAAGCGTGTTGTGATGGATGTCACGCAGCTCACCCAAGGGAGAAACGTATGATCAGCGATGGACACTTCGGACTGCTCTACACAGCGCAGTCGACCATCTATCTGGTGTTCGCAGGAGCAGCCTTCTGGAGAGCGTGGGAGAACCACTTGGCTCACCACTCCATCAGGAAGGCACTCCTGGCACTCGGATTCCTGTTCCTGTTTCTCGGGGGGACACAGACTTTCCGAGTGTGGGGAAGGATGTATCCGTCCGATGAGCGCTGGATGCTCTCATCCGGTCCCTACTTCTGGATCCAGGTCGCAGCTACGCTGAGCCTGGTCATCCTGTTCTTCCTGTTGCAAGCACCCCGCAAGGAAGAAAACAGATGACGACTTGGAAGACCCATCCGAATTGCAGTGAGTTCGGTAGTCCGAGCGAGGACAGCCAGCAGCTGGCCCTGGCCTCCAAGGTATTCGGACGAACCATGAACTGCAACCAAGCCAACTCACAAGGTGTCTACTATTTCGCCACCTGCCCCGACTGGGTCAATGGTGGCAAGCGGCTGATGAACAGCAACGGGACACAGGTGTTTCCCAATGCGTACATGCCGGCCGAACTGAAGAACCTTCAACCGGGAGCGAAGATCCGCTTCCGCTACAAGGGCAGGGAAGCGGTCGGCACGTTCCTCGATGTCGGTCCTGCATCATGGACGAAGCGATACCTGGATCTGGGCTACCCACTGGCCCGATACCTGAAGTTTCCGGGTACGGGTACAGTCGAGTGGACACTCGAACTGACAGATTCGCCAATGGTCAAGGAGGTACCGATGGCAAAGCCGACAGTCAAACAGGTTCTAGCCGCGGCTCAGAGGGACGTGGGAATGCACGACTCCCCGTCCGGAAGTGACAAGAATCCCATCACTAAATGGTTCGGGAGGATAGGCGCCTACTGCGCCATGTCCATCTGCCACTGGTTCCATGAGGCAGGCTGGACAGATTTCCCGATGAACGCTGGAGCGCACGAGTTGCTCATCCAGCTACGAGATCAGTTTCACTGGCTTGTCATCAAACCAGCAGACATGGATGAAGGCGACATCATCCAGTTCACCTGGTCACACACAGGAATCGTGAAGCGTCGGATCAGCAAGACGTATGTCCTGACGATCGAGGGGAACTCCGAGGACTCAGGAGTCCACGAGGAGACTCGTGCCAACTCAGAGATCGCCTTCGGGATCCGGCCACCTTATGGTAAGGCTGCCCCTGTGACTCCACCTGCTCCGGCAAAGCCAGCAACACCATTCCCGCCGACTCCCAAGGATGCCGACGTACTGGAAGACACAGTCGTCACGAATGAGACTGGTGTATCCCGAAGGGGTACGATCTACAAAGGCGATGTCGTAGGTATCGGAGCGAAGAACGCATCAGGGTTCTACGCTGTGTATCACAAGGGCGCCAATCTCAGGGGTTGGGCCATCGGCGATCACCTGAAGGTGAGGAAGTGAGCATGAACATCCCTGCGAAGTACAGAGTCGTGATCTACTGGGTGGTGCTGGTAGCCACAGTGATCATCGGAGTCCTGAGTGGACTCGGCCTGGTACCTCAGGATGCAGTGGTGAAGGGCAGCGAGGCTGTCCTGCAGATCCTGACTGTCATCGGGGCTGCCCTGGCGTTGAGGAATGTAACGCCGGACGAATAGGACTTCCCCGAGCTCGAGTGTGATCTAAACCTCCGTCATACTTGGACCGGGAAGGGGAGCTGAGTTCGCTCAGCTGGGGGGGGCACCTGTTTGGCAGAGCAGGTGTCCCTTTATTTCTGTGTCCAACCATCTTCCGATGGAATGTAGAGATCCGAGGGACTCTTCTTGCGCAGCGTAGAGAACTTGGATGGACGCATACCTGGCGGTAAGTCCTCCCAGCCACTCTCGTCGCTCTCCTGCCACGATCCGTAGTGTGCCGGTACCTTGTTAGGTCTACCGTCCAAACTACGGATGTAGTCGAACTCAGCGATGCTGTCAGCTACATAGCGCAGAGCATCGCCGATGTGCGAGTACCGGTCATGCTTGGGCTTAGCTGCCCAATCCTCGATGCTGGTGAGCTCTCGGTACTCCCATGACTCGAGACATTCGACCACCCAGTCGCAGAGATCGCTGTTGATCATCATGTTCGGGAACAGCATGCGTACCCGATTGATGCCATCGATCTCATAGGAACGGGTGAGCTTGCGCCAGCTGATGTTGGGGAACGCACGAGAGCATTCCTCGAGTGGAGAACTCTTGGAGCCTGAGCGATCAGCATCCCAAGGCAGGATAGAGGTGTGAAGCATGTGGAAGTACTCACGCTTCGACAGTTCCTGCACGCATTCGACGACAGCCATGCGGTTGTCCTCGAAGTAGTCGTAGATCCGGAGCCTGCCCTCGTAGTACTGGAACACCAGAGCTGATGTCCAGTCTGATTCCTTGCCTTTGGAGCTGATGTCCCAGGCAACGTACAGAGGGTAGCGTTTGTCGATGTTGAAGCTCGTGTAGCGATGTTCTTGACGCAGGATCTCGATGGCAGGGTAGACCAGGCCGGCATTGACAGCCATGAACTCACACATGAACTCCTGGCGGAACATATTGTCATTGCCAAAGCCGCGGATGTAGCGCTGTCTGATCTCCTGAAGCGCCTCGTCTGTATAGAGGCGTGTGCCGTCTGCCTTGAGCGACTTGTCAGCAGTGACCACGTCGACAAAGGTGCGACCATGCACACCGGGCCACTCGGATGGCTCATCCTTGCCCGTATACATCTTGAGCATGTCTGCCCCGATGTTAGATAGGCCACGAGGGGTGAAGTTGAGGTTCACCAGCAGGGGTAGACCCTCTGCCAGCTTGTTGTCCCAGATGGGCGTGATGAAATCGAGCGCATCACGGCGGTAGAGCGACACTTCAGAGAAGAAGAAGTTGTCGTAGGACGATCCGATCAGGTTCTCGGATTCCTTGAACCCGATGAACTGGATGATAGCCTCTGCCAAGTCGGCAGGGTTATTGAGCATCTTGACCTGCTGACGCGTCTCGTGAACCCCGATGATGTGCTCAGGATAGTTATCCCAATGGCGACGGCCATCCAGGTATTTATCCCAGATGTTGCGTCGGATCCATTTGTTGTCGAGTCCGACGTACGCTGTCTGCGTACCGGGGTTCTCGTAACCATTGAACAAGGAGAATTGAATGTCATCGGTGTCCTTCCCCAGTTGCCGATGCCATATCTTGAAGTAGTAGTCATAGTTCCCGGAGAGCCTTCGAGTCCAGGCCTCTAACTGAGCAGGCCTGGGCTTGAAGTACAGCGGGACGATCAGATCAGACATCGAGTTCCTGAACAGTCATCTGCCCAGGGATTGCATCCCTGGGATCAGCGTGATTCAGGAGCTCTGTCTGCAGTACAGCGATGCCTTCGTCAGTACTGACGCGGAATGAAACGATGTCGTCGATCGCAGGACCGATGTTCTGCAGCAGGTTGATGACCAACAGCTGCTGAACGACCTCGTCGATAGTGCGCTCGACCAAGGCAAAATCCTCGATGAGCAACCCATCCAGGAATGACTCATCGAGATCATCGACATGGGTCTTGTCCAATTTCTTGGCAAGACCCTTGACGATGCTTGCCATCCCGCGGGCTTGAAGGTTGGCCTTTGCAGGAAGCTCAGCCTCGAAGCCCTCCTCACCGAACAATGCCTGCTCGTAGGTCGAACGAGCCTGCATGTATCCGTTGACCGTGAGGTACTTCTTCTCAGCGATCTCAAGTTGAGACTTGAGGAACTCAACAGACTGGGTGAGCTTGTCACCACGAGCCTTGTTGGCAGCATCGAGCTGAATCTCCAGATCAGCTTTGATGCTGGTTGCTTCGAGCCGAGCAACATTTCCACGCTTCGCCATCTTCAGTTCCCTTCTCCGAGTTCGGACTACTTCTTACGCAGCTTCTCAAGCTGCTGATTCTGATCCCACTCGATAGCCTCACCGAGAGACTTGAACTCAGGACGAGCGCCTGAGGTTCCAGCTCCGGAGTTCGGCATATCGAGAGCAGGGCCAGATGGTTCTACAGGTGCCACTTGCGTAGCACGAGTAGCCTGGATGGATGCGATCTGACGGTTGACCTGAGCCAACGCCTTATCCAGATCGCAACTGTAACCGATGTGGTCACCGGAAGCATCGAAGACTTCGTAGTCACCGATGATCGCTTCGAGCATCTGCTGCCGGATAGGATCCAGCTTCTCGAACGTAGGAGTAAACTTCAGCAGGTCGATGACAGGCTGCATCTCAGTCTCGAGAGCAGTCTCACGATCCTCAGCGAGACGATTGAACGTGTCACGC